TTGTTACGGGTGTAGTTGCAGCGGCGGATTTTGGAGCGCCATAATCTACGCCCGTACCAGCTACGCGGTTATCAGTTACAGCGGGTTTAGGTGTTACAGGTGCAGGTTTGGGTGTAACTACTGGAGCAGGTTTAGATGCCAGAGCTACAGGCGTAGGTCTAGGGGCTACAGCTTTAGTAGGTGTAGTCGTAGGTGGAGCTACACCATCACTTCCAGATTGATACTGCGCTATACGTCTTTGTAATTCCTCTTGGTCTAATCCACCAAATAGACTTCCTATCCCTATGTTTCCTATGTTCACTACGACACCTCTAATACACTGGCGACCACATGAAGCCTATTAGCAGTTGCTGCGGTTACTTTAATTATTTCAGATTCTTCTAGCACTATAGGAGAAGTAAGTAACTCCACAGTACCATTAGCGCCTACTGCACTAACCTTAAATAAACTAAACACGGCAGCGGCGGCGTTGGTCAACGTTACTGTTATGGTATCAGCGTTACCTGAATCTTCGGACACAAGTAGTGACTTTATAATAGCTGTTTTAGCTGAAGGACATGTATACAGCGTGGTAGCGTTGGTAGTGGTTAAATCCACTTTTGCATTTTTATATTCGTTAGCCAAGGAACCATACCTGCGCTTGAGTTTCTGGGGATACCGCTGCTTTTCTTAACCCGTCATCTAGTTGATTAAAGTATATACGCAGTACGTTATTAAACTGCTCAAAAGATTGCGAATCATATTCTTTTGGTGGGTCAGGCAGTCTAGGGGAAACAAAGTTTATGTCTTCTGCCATTACCGTCTACCATCTGGGCGTATGTCTAAACGGGGTGCGCCTAGCTGCCAAGTAACCCCAACATCTCCAGACTCTATTTTTATGGATAACTGCCTACCACGTACTCTGGTGTAGACCTGATCTGTAAACGCCTCAACAGGAACTATGGCACTGCGTGTAACTGCGGCACTATTAGACCCACCTTCAGACAGAGGTGAATTATACCCAGATCCAGATGACTGTAGCGGTAGTAGCTCCATAGTCAGGCTAGGGCTTTCCGCAGTAGATCCGTCAAATGTAACGTCTGGCAGTATTCGACGTATAAACGAGAAGCTGTTCCCGTCCTGTATATCAAACTGTGCTGACGTTATAAACGAAGATATAGCTGTGTTAGTGCCGGTTACATTATCGTCTACACCGTCTTCGTGCATAACTAAGTTATTACTGTACGTAGCAGCAACAGGATGAGCACGAGTGCCAGAATCTAACCAAGCACTGCGTGCTAATGTGCCGTCGTACCATACGTCTAGCGCGTGGTTATAGATTACATACTTATCTATGGTGGTAGAGTTAGCTGAACAGTAGAACCACCAAATCTCGTCGAACCCCTCGTTGGTACCAGCGAACACTTGGTCTATTTGGTCGAAGTTAAAGTCGTTAAATATATAGCGTTTTAAGTCACAGCGTAAGTTCTTAACCCTACCATCGTACATATAGAAAGAATCACGACCCATCCAGTAAGCTACACCGTCTGAATAGGCGGCTGAGTTCTGAGAAGCAATAGATATATTTTCACCAAGTAACTGAGAACCCCAAACTAAAGCCCCGCCTAAATACTGTAGCGCGTACATAGCAGCATCAGTCCATACCAAAACTTCTTGGCGAGACTGTAGAGCAGTTACTATCTGAGAGCCTTTGGACAGCTTTATGTCACCTGCTTGGTTAGTTGCACCGGGAGTCCACTGAGCCGCATTTGCTTGGTCTGACCATCTAATAAGTAAAGGGTCTTGTACGGCACTGCCGATTGTATTGGCACCAAAGCAGAAAACGAACTGACTTATATCTGATACAAGAATAAAGTTTTGTACTGTGGGTGTATTAGACGCGCCACTAATTGCGGATAGTACTACCGCACGCCCGTTAAGCCCGTCTGCGTTGGAAGCATCCCAGTAGTAAACTGCTCCATTGCGAGGGCCGAATATAAGGTCTTCACCAAAATTAGATTGGCTCCATATACGTAGGGAGTCTGTAGCTGTTTCTATTCCGTTACCCCAAGTGCCTTGATCCCATCCACCTGCACCCCAACCTACTAGCGGAACTTCTATTTCTGGGCCGACGTTTATCTGGTACTTAGCTGTTACCGAACCCCCACCTGTAGCAGAGGAACTAGCGGCTGTAGCAGATTCTATGGTGTAAGTATTACCTGTAAGATAAGTTATCTGGAACTCACCGTTTAAGGTTAGTCCACCTACAGCAGATGCTCCGCTAAATGTAACGAAATCACCGTTAATATACCCACCATTAGCATCGGTTACAGTAACTGTAGTAGATCCACTGGTAGTAGCAAACGGGTTGGTTAGAGACACACCTGACGGAGTGCGTTCTGGAGTTACGTCGTAGTACAGCCCACCTTTTTCTAAATAGAACTTTAGGTTCGTACCTACACCTAACAACTTTTGATTAGACAGCGTAACCCAACTGTGTAAAGACCTACACAAACCAAGAAACGTGTAACTAGACAGCGGTTGCCACCCACCTATTTTTTCAGGTAGCCCACCACGAAATCTGACTTTATCGCAGTCAAACCAACCCTCTTCGGCAGCGTACCGAGTAGTCTCACGGTTTACTCCGGGTTTAAATAGCAGCTTCTGAAGCGGCATTAGCGGTATTCACCTGTGCGGATCATCTCAGTTACCTCTACGGCACGGTTGCCTACTTGTTGGCTCCACTTGCTGTCCATGAATTCGTCAGCAGCAACGTCAAACTGTTCACGGGACATAGCTTCCAAGGCTTTTACAAACCCACGCAGTCGAGTCTGGCCCAGATTAAACGAAATATCAATCAAGGCATCTTGTCGTGCTTCGTTCATTGCAGGGAACCAGAAATAACTATCTGTAAGCTCTTCTTTTACCCGCTTGATGTCATTGTTTAGCAGGTAGTCAATCTCATCATCAGACAGGCCCAGACCAGACTCGCTAATGTTTCTGCCCACAGCAATTGTTTCATACCCAGCCGAGCATATATAAGACTTAGACCGCACACCTTCGTGGCGTTTAAGCATACTAATTAAATCGCTCATTACTTCTCCCTAGCTACGGAGTTGACCTTCTCGTAGCTTCTCATTGCGCCCAGACCGAGCATTCCCATCATAACGGGAACAAGCAGCGTTGTATCTATTTCGGGTAGGTCTACCCAGATGCCTAGAATGTTGGCAATAATTGTATTGTAGAGTAAGCCCAGCGAACACACCCACCCGATACTCGGTCGCCAGCCAGCAACAAATAACGACTTATGTGCAGCTTCGGTTTTGTTTACGTCTAGCTGGCCCTTCATAAGTTCTTGAGCGTGTCGCGCAGACATCGTAGCAATCTCATGGGCCAAGGCATTCTTCTGATCCTTGTCCTCAATAAACTTATCAAGTAGCCCTGTAACCGGCCCTACTAATGATGCGACGATACTCATAGTCTAGTCCCAAGTTTTCATGTTAGACCGTATCTTTTTAGGGATACAGTACGCACTGATGTTGTTCTGATTACGTCTTCGCTTATTCAAGGTCACTGCGCCAGACTCGACGTAGTAAGCAAACTGATTGCAGCGAGTCACATCCCGAAAATAAAACTCTTCTTTCAAAGGCTCTCCATCAACTATGACAATCAGCAAAAATGCCATAATCATCGGGTCAAATAAGCCAATAACGCGCCTACAGCAGCGGGTACTAAGACAAGAACCACCATGAATATTAAAGCGTACTGTGTCATTTGCTCTCTAAACTTTCGTTTAGCAACTATAGCCCTAGCCAACTCATCTTGTTTGGCCTTCCTCGCATTTGCCATCTCTTGCATACATTGCTGATACAAGTGTCCGTTACCGCTGATGGTGAATATATCTTTCACCTCTTGCATGGTATCTTGGATTTGCTTTCTAGCTAGTGCCGCTTTAATTGCGTCAGCTTCAGATAACTTACCTGTATTTTGCGCTCTGGCTAATTCTACCTCTGCGCCGCCGAGCTTGCCGAGAAAGGTTCCTATGGTGCTTAAATC